AGCCAGGCGTTTTTTCTCATCCGTGGAAGCTGTCGGGGAGACCTCTAATAAGTGACCTTGCACATCACGCGTAAGCGCAATACCCGGAGTTTTTGGAATTTCTACAACTTCGAAATCGTTAGTTACATACTTCGGCATTCTATTCCAGATAAGCTTCTCGAGCCGAAACGCGAATATTCCATTAACGGTACTTTTCGGACGAACGAGATTTTGCGAAACCCAATAGCGCTTCTTACCACCAAACTTTGGCATATCTTTTGTGATATATTTTGTCATATAATTTGCAAGCTTTTCAGGATTCTCAGTATCGTACAACTCAACAAACTTTGTAAAACCAGAACGATAACCGGTAGCATTATATACTTTTTGACCCGCTTGTGTGCGCAACTTTGTGAGACGAAGAGCACCATTAAAATTAGCAATAAGCGCATGAAAATGCACGGCTTTCGGTTGGTTATGATGAGGACACGTCTTAGCTTTTGCATTCACACAATCCTCACACCGCTTATGATACTCAGGAACAACAAGATATTTCAGATTAGGAGAATGTCGACGTTGATTACGCAGCCAAACCATCATTGTATGACGGCAGTACTTCTCATCGAAACGATCACCAACTTTTGCAGAAAAGGTGAATGTACACCAATATTCAAACTTGTTAGAAAGGATTATATCGTAAATTGTCGTACGCGTACGACGAATAGAACGAATAATATCAACATCATCGGGCTTATCTTTTTTACGACTTGCAATCAACTTAGGGGTAGGGTTGATAGGAAATGAATTATGATAAATGTAAATACGAATCATATGAGGATACTCTTTCACGACATCTGACACTACACGAACATCAGACTCTTTACTATAGTATGACATAATTTATACCCCCAAATTAGCGTAATAGATTATAGACATCGCGTGTCTACTATGCACAATGTGTCCCTATTATCAAGTAGGGACACATTGTCGGGCTCGTCAAGGTAACCTTGACATCACCCGACAAATATTTTACCGTTTTAGCAATTTTCCATTTATTTCAATTTGAACTGGTTTTTCAATTGCATCGAGCTGGTCTTTACCAGACACAACTTTTTGATACGTATCATAAGCATTCCGTATTTCTCTTGTGTGAATAAAGAAACCGGTTTTACGTTTATCGCCAATCAGACGCCCACTATAGTCCTGCTCAAGAGTTTCACCATCATAAGCTTTTTGGAGCGTCAGAACACCCAAAAAAGTACTACAGACGATAACATTATCACATTGCTCGCGTAACGGCTTAGCAGCGCGCATAAATAGCTGTGACGTGCCAATTATAAGCTTTCGTTGCTTACGCTGCTGAGATATTTCCGTAAATACAAACATCGGAATGTTTTTCGAGTCTAACGCATTAAAATACGTATGTATCTCATCTATGATATAAACGACACCAAATTTACCATTATTGACGCCAACTAAAACACGTTCAAGCGTGTACATTGAATTAAATAATACATATTGTTTTCTTGGATTAAAAAGGGAAGAGTCGCGCAAATAATCAATAGCATCAACCGCTTCAAGAAAATTTAATTTAAGATTTGAAACAATAATGCACTTCGGATAGCGCTTTTTTAATTTTATAGCATGATAAACGGCAGAAACAGTTTTGCCAGAACCTTGGCGACCAACATACACCTGTGTACCAGACGGGCGAAATAAATCTTTATCCTTTTGAGAATTTATATCATCAAGAATCGTCTGAATCGTTATTTTCTTGGATTTGGTTAATAGGGGTAGATAATTGGGCATTACACAAAGACTCCTGTTTCTCTAACAACTTATCTACCGACTTCCTAATAGCGCTTATATCGGACGTCATAGCCCATATCTTTGAAAAATACATCAACTTAATCAATAACAACAAAATAACACAAAAAGCAAAAACAACACACGCTATCAAGAAAATATCAGAAAAGTCACTAGATAAATTTGATATATTATTTACTGTATTTTGCATTTTTATTTTACCTTTCAATTATTTATAGAACCAGCATATCACAACCTCCTACTTCCATAAATGTAACCGCTTAAGAATCCATACGACGACAACATAACCCTGATTAAAAAACATCAATGCAAGTGTTAGTGAAACCACGACAGCAGCCAAAACAGGCGTATAAATATGCATAATAAAACCAAACGCAGAAGTCAAAAACGTCAATAAAAAATTTGCAATATCAACAATAGCCCGTGGGGTAGCAGGCAAATCAGGAAATAACGCAAGAATAAAAACAACGACATTAACAACAATAATAAATAAACCAGTAAATATCACTTTCTACCCTCCTGCGCAGCCTTTACAATACGATCAGTCGTAAGTAAATTAAGCAAACGATGGTACAACGAATATAACAAACCGAACACAGTAACTATACGTATAAAGAATACCGAAACATTATAAACTTGGGGCAAATCGCGTTCGGCAGAACAAACAGACAACCGCACGGGACGACCCCAAAATAAACCATTAGCATTAGCACCTGGCACTTGTGACGTATCGATAGAACACGATGAGGTGGCATTTATTAAAGCTTGAAATAACTGAATAAACCACTTAAATGGATAAAATAGAAAACCTAATTTTTTAGATAAGGCGTCAGACAATTGATTAAATGGACCTTTCAAATCAGGTAAAGCAGGAATAAACAAATCCCTCAAAAAATTCCAAAACTCAACCAGTTTAGCATTCAAAAAACAACCATACCAATCTAATGCATAAGCAGCAGCTTCAAAAATATTAGGCTTAGACAAAGACTTCCTAGCTTGCTCCAAATTAAAATCGCATAACCGCACAGGATCAAAATCTTCACATTTACCATCCTCATCACAATGCTGAGTTTTGTCAGACATCATATACGATTGACCATTTACTTCAAACTTCACACGTTGCTTTACCCACTTCTCATTTTCCGGAGCGATAAAAGGAATAGGTACAAAAAACTCAGTTTCAAAATAATACGTGCCTAACGCAGGGGCAGTCCACGTAAAAGGCAGAACTTTAGCACAAGAAATACCAGGATTTTCTTGAGTCCGTTCAAAAAGAATATTATCATCTTTATCTTTTATTCTTAACGTTAAACAACGTTTCACATCATCCTTATTCGGATCTTGCACATGACCAGTAACACGACGTCTGTCAACCGACAAAACCCACTGAGGAGACAAAGGAGTTTTCATATCAGGCGTAGCATAAAGTTTTTTACCCTCATAACCCTCTGGATACTCGAAATCTTTACCAGTTATAAAGAAATTTAGCTGTAATCCATCGCTAGCTGAAACAATCGTCGAAGTCTTATACGGATAACTAACCATTGATACGTATTTATTCGTACCTTGCTCAAATTCTTTGCCACAAGTAATACTCAATACATATACATTCTTAATGTTCAAAAGACCCTCAGCCCACTCTAATTCCGCACTCTTATCTTCCGACCAATAGATATTAACAGCACTTTTACCAGAACCTACCACACCTACACTTTTACTTAAAGTAACACCATAAACACCAGAGATTTTAGCCCTGTTAAAACTTGCACGGGCATCGTCGAGTTTTTTCTTTAGTTGTTCTTTGTTTGAAAAAGAATCATACATTTTATACTTTTCATGGTCAAAATACGTATCCCAAGAATACGTAATATTTTCTTTTTCGCACCTATTTTGTATACCATCAGATAGAATCAATTCAGAGGTAGTTTGATAAACATCGTCGTACTTACTAGCTGCCCAAGCTTTACTCGAAAAAACCATAATAACACTAGACAACGACAATAACACCGCTAAAACAATCAACATACATCGTTTAATGCTCGTCATGGTGATTACTCCTATAATTAGAAAACTCTGTGCGATAACACAAATACATCGACATAAAAACTAATAACAAAATAAATCTAAAAATCCCAGCAACAAGAAAAGCAGACAAAAAACCAAAGCAAAACATAACATATAACTGAGTAAATCGAGAAGTATAAGAAAAAGGGTAGGGGAATAACAACTTAAATAGCTTAATCATGACGCGTAAACCTAAATTGATAAACAATAAACGCAACAATAGCAAAGGTAATCACAATAGCTACTTTTTGCGCAAACGAATGTGCAACTGCAACGTCCCACACAATCAGAACTTCTTTACAGCATTAATAGTGACGTGAAGCAAGAACGACAATACAAGCATTAAACCAGATAGCAAACCGATAATCGGAAGCATGTATATCAACATTTCTTTCGTCAGTTGCAGTATGAGGTTAATGACTTCAGTGTTTGCCATTATTTAACTCCGTAGAGGACTTATCATTTTGAAAACGAGTGATATCAACACGCTGCTCATCTATCACAATAAGTAGCTGCGATAACTTATAAATCTGATAATTCAAAATGATAAGTGATAATAAAAGTAAAAAACTCATTGATAATCATCTTTCTTGTGAGCTGAATAGCCCAGATCATAATAGTGTTGCGGGGGAAAAGGAGGAAATAAAATTATAAATCTGAACAATTCAGCCCACAACTTAATTGTTATGGGCTCACGGTTTACATATGACCGCGGGTGCTCTTGTTAAAGAGGCGCATGATGAATTTGATACCAAAGACAAACGCGAGGATACCAATCACCACACCAATGTTCGCCGAAAGCACACCGGTCACCGCAGTGGTGAACGTTGTAATTGTATCGGCAGGGAACACAGCTTCGCCTGCGCCAAAAGCCTGCAACATATCCAAACACCTTTCTTGCGCGACTTAATGCTATGGTGGAGAAGCAGCCCGCCCTATCGCGCAAATAAGGCTACCCAGGTGTTTAGAGGGCTTTTATCCTGGAAGCCCATGGGTTGATTATTGTAAAAGAACAAAGGGGGAACATGATTAGATCAAATCATGGCATCAATTTCAGCCTTTCTGCGACGTTCCTGCGCAAGACCGATCAGCGCGAGTTGCTCCTTAGTGAGAAACGCCTCAAACGTGTAGGTATCACCAAATGCAATGTGAATTTGATAATAGGGATTATTCGTGCGCTTAGAAACTTCTTTTGTAGCCCAAACACGCGATATTACAGACAACAAATTATCTGAATTTAGAGGGGAGTTAGTGCTTTCGTCCATACGAGTATTTTTATCCTTTCGTGTGGGTTAGTTAATGATGAGGCTATCATAACACGGGATTTTGAAAGATGAGGGTTGTAGTGGAGTTAACGTCGCACAATGTCCGTTTTACGACTTAAAATACTGTACAAGAATATGAATCAGCATCCATCTAATGTGAGCGCTAATTTACTTTACAAGTAAAACTACTCTCATCTTTCGTAGGGGATTTGCTCGAAAATTGTCTTTACTTATCTGCTGCATCTATCACTTGACGTGCGTTAATACACCTAAACGGCGGCCTCAATTAATTAAAACCATACGAAAGCTCTCATTAAAGTACTACTAGTAGCACTCACAACAACATATACATATACTTATAGTTCTCGCATAAGTTATCCACAAAAAATATCTAGTTAGCGCTAATTTGCATTTTTGTTAAAAACATTCCCCCACTATCTTTTTTGGCTTTTCTGTCCTATTTGATTTTTATACGATTTTATATTTTTATATAGTTTTTCCTC